GCTCTCAAACCCGTGCTCACGAAAATCCGTACCTGTGATGTAGAAACCCGTCGACACTGCATCCGCTGAGCCAACCACAGGCGTTCCAGCGGCGATGCCAAGGAGTTCAGCCACCTTGTTCCCCGTCGTGTAGACGACGGCGGATGGGTCCAGAGGACGGGTCTCTGGCTCACCGGGACTGAAGACAACGGGCATGTTCTCACCTCAGTGTTGCTTCACTCCAAGATTGAAGTCCATCGGATTCTGGCACGTCCGGCACTTGTCGACCCAACAGAAGTAGAGCATGCCGCAGTGCTTGCAGCGCGTGCCGGAGCCAATGTTGAGGACGTCGCCTGCTTGCCGGTTGCGGTTGCGCTGTTTCAACGTGACGCCTTCCAGAGGCTTGTCCTCGTTGGTGCGCACCGAAGCGCCGTAGCCTTCGTTGAGGCGGATGCCTCGCTTCTGCATCCGTTGGATGTCGTCAAGCCCAAGGCTACCAAAGTCGTCCATGCCCCTCACCTCATGTGAAGGAGACGACAATGAAAATGTTTCCGAGCACGTTGATGGGCTCGGCTCCGACGATGGCGTTCGCTCCGATGGCCGCAGCCACGTCCGTAGCGATGGTTCCGTTGAGCGCCGTCAGGTCACTGAAGTCCTTGGGCGCATACGGCCCAATCACCTTCGTACCTTCAGCCAGAGGTCATCACCTCAGTTGCGGCGACCGATGGCGAGGAAGGTCCCGGCCTTGGTTGAGCCACCTGCAGCCGGGTGGATGGTCACAGTGGTCCCACTCACGGTTGCGGAGTCCATGAGGGCGAGGATGGCGAGAGTACCACCGTCGTCAGCCGGCGTCGAGTCCACGTTTTGAAGGGTGGGAGCAGACGGATTCAACGTGAATGCGTCAACACTTGCGAGCAGGTCGCCCAGTTCAATCGTCGTTTCGGTCGCATCATACGAGCCGGTCACGACCATGCGGTCTCCAAAGTAGGTTGGTCGGGGGTCAATCGTCACTGCCATGTTCATTCACTCTCCTGTGTGGGGGTCTCCTCAGAGGTCTCAACGACCTCGGGAATTGGTTCAGGTGCGGGTGCCAAGACTTCGGCCACGGTAGCCAGCAACTTCGACTTCGTCGTGTAGCCGCCGGTTTCGCGCCCGCGCTCTTCAAGCCAAGCGGTGATGTCCTTCTTGGTCCAGCCTTCGTCGGGGATGCCATCAGCGCCCTCGTCAACCGTCACAGCCTCGTCGCCTTCAACGAGGAAGGCGGTCGGGTTGGTGCAGATGGCGACACGGTGCTTGTCCAGATAGTCCTGAGAGACACTCACTGGCTCGCCGCGCGGCCAGAGTTCTCCGGTCCCGTCAGGCTTCTTCCGGTAGACCCGGCTGCCGATGTAGGTCACGGTGGGCACGAAGGCTCACCTCAGTTCAGCACCAGCAGGGTCACAGTGCATCCGGTCGCGGCGGCGGTCTCGGTCTCAGCCGTGAAGCCAAGGGCAGAGCCGCCCGTGGACGCCACAGACTCCGAGCCGGATGGGGCATCGGTGACGAGACCAGCGGTGAACGTCGCGATGTTCAGGGTCTTGTCGGCGGTCGGGTTGTTCGACCCGACGACACCGAGGACCTTGGACACGCCGCTCAGGAACACCATGTCGACCGGAGTAGCCACATCAGTGTCGAACTTGATGGTGATGAGGCGGATTGAGCCCACCGCATTTCCATCCGAGTTGCTGGCGGTAAAGCCCGTCAGGCTTCCGGGGTAGGAGCCGCCGGAGTTGCCGTCGAGCCAACCCGTTTCAGAGATGGGGGTGCCCGCGTGGAGGCCGAGGTCGGCCACCACACTGACGTTTGAGAAGTCACCGGGGTTGAACCGGAGTTCCAGACCTTCGCTTGCTACAGTTTCGTTCGCTGCCATGATAATTCCTCCATGTCTTGTCTTTTTTTGTGTGCAACCTCACTGGAGGTCGCGGATGCTCCCCTGTCCACCGAAGAAGGTGGTCCAGATTTCGCCCATCGTGCGGTACAGCCCTTCCTGACCGAGACGGTTGATGGCGAAGGGGTCGCCGGTCTCGATGCCCGACTCGAAGTACTGGGTCGGCTTGGCGGTGCTGAAGTAGCAGTAGTCCGTGTCCAGCATGTAGATGCGGCTGATGCCGTCACCGGCCATCTCCTTGGTGGGGATGATGGGGACACCGTTGTAGGTCGCCACGATGAAACCGGCTTCGATACCGGGGACACCCTTGACGCCGTTGTAGGTGGGGACCACGCGCTTCTCTTCCATGAAGCGCTGCTGCGCCTGCAGGAGTTGCTGGATGCGCATGAGGGTGTCGTACCCGGTCAGCATGACCTTGGGGTTGCCACCGCGCTCCCAGATGAGGCGGAAGGTCTCGTCGAGGTGGTCGAGGCTGAGCGTCCGGTTGGTGGACGTCGCGTTGGCCGAGTCCTCAGCGAAGGCCCACGTGTTGGCGCTGCGGTCGATGGAGTAGATGTCCTCGTCCCCATCGTCGTAGTGAACGCCGCCACCAGCCATCGAGTTGTTGCCCGTGGTGATGCGGTCGAGCGACTCGATGTCGTTCCCCGCAGTGTTGGTAACGTCCTCGGTGAGCATGTCGTTGATGTGCTCTGCGTGGTGCTTGCCCATTTCCTCCTTGAGGACCGAGCGGATGTCGCCCAGACCGTCGTCCTTGTCGTTCAGGAAGATGGCCGTCTCCGACATGTCGAAGGAGTGCGCGACCGTCTTGGGCTTCGCAGCCACGTTCTGGAAGGTCGGCTTGGTGGTGTCCGGCAGGGTGCCGTTCTCAGCGATGCCGCCGCCGACCGTCTTGGACGGCTTGGCGGTGACGACGCGCCACCCGCTGCGGTCCCAAGGCTTCTTGGGCAGGATGGAGAAGGCGTTGAACTCTTGGTTCAACTGGCTCCACACCTTGCGCCCGTAGATGGCTTGGTAGGTACCGGCCGTGGTGCTGAGGAGCGGAGAGTCCGCCTTCAGCAACTCACTGCCGGAGTAGGAGTACCCCATCGAGGACCCTGCCCCGTAGTAGTACCGCTCCATGTCGTTGATGGTTCGCATGTATTCTCGTGCCATGATTCATTCCTCCATGTTCATTTCTTCCGCTGAGGCTCAAGCCTCAAAGACGCTCCCGGCGAGGCGGTGAACCTCGTCCCAGTCCATGTTGGCGAGGTCCTCGGTGGACGGGACCTCGACAGCGGAGAACGACTTGCGGATGGCGGGAGCCTCGGCAGCGGACGTGCTGATGTTGTCGATGCGGGCGCTGAGGTCGCTCAGGGCCTTCTCGATGTTCGCCAGCGGGGTGCGCGCGTCGAAGGAGCGGGCCTCACGGGCCTGCGCCTCAGCGTTGAGTTCCTTGGCGAGGCGGTCCGCGAAGACCGTGCCGAGGGAGCCCTTGAACTGCTCTTCGACCGCAGCCGCCTTGTAGACAGCGTAGGCGGCCTCAAGGTCAGCGGGGGTCACGTCATCGGGGGAGAGGTAGCCCTTGGCCACGGAGCCGCCGCCAGAGTTGATGCGGCCGATGGCGTTCGTGGACGGGGAGCCGCCTTCCTGAGCGCGGCCCTTGACCTGCCCAGCGAAGTAGTCAGCACCGTCACCGATGGCCTCAGGCGTGGAGCCGAGGTTGGCCTTGGAGATGCCGTCGAAGTGAGCGCGAGCCGCGCCCGTGTCGACACCCTGCGACTTGAGGGTGTTCTCCATCCAGTTGAGGTAGTCGGCGGTGATGACGTCGGAGAAACCCTTCTCCGTCTTCTCATCGTCCTTTTCCTCTTCAGACGAAGACTCCTCTTTGGGTTCTTCGTCTTTCTTCTTTTCAGCCATGAATGGGGGCATTTCGCCCTTTTCCATGGCATCCAGTCGTCCGTTCAGCCTGTCCAGCACGCTGGACAAATCGCCCAACACATTGTCTTCGTTCGTCATTGTTGTGTCCTCCTTTAGTATTCGGAATGTGGCCTCTGGGTTGATGCCTTTCTCACAAATCGTCACCTCGTGCAGTTCCAACTTGGAGATTTCAGTGTAGTCGCCATGACTGGCGTCACTCTTTCGCATGCGCTTAAACGCCTGCCCACCAATGCTGAAGCCGCGAAGCGCGCCTTTGCGAATCTCGTTGGCCACTTCACGGGCCTTTTCGATGTCGTCGCGAAGTTGAATCACGACAAACATGCCGGCGTCATCGACACCGGACTTCCACACGCGACCACTGGAGTCCGTGTAGGAGGGGATAACCTGACCCACCTGAATGTTGGAGTGTGCGAGTTGGACGTTGCGGTAGCCGTCCGCCTTCATGAAGCCGTCAAAGGCGTCCTTGAGGGCTCCACGGGTAATGAGGTCGCCCTGCTTGTCGACCATCTCGACCGAAGCGTAGCCAGCGATAACGAGGTCGCTGTCCGACTTGACGATGCTGATGCTCCCGCCGTGTTGGACGGGGGAGGTTCGCAGCATCGCCGAGGCGCTCATTGTTCACGCAATCTACAGTCACACTACTTAACTACATACGGAAGACGGCCTTGTCGTCTGTGACCTCAAGGACGCCCTCTTCTGTAGGGATGACCATGTGCTTCGCAGGCTCGCTGTCCTCCGATTCTTCCTCAATGTCGGAGTCCTCTCCGGGCCGTTTTCTGTTGTCGAAATCGGGCATCGTCTTCTCATCGTGGAGGTTCGTCGGACCCATCGGGGATTCGATAGGAGTGGCGTAGTCGAAACCCAGACCCTTGGCACCTGCATTCGATGCACCCACTGCACCAATGCCGCTCTTCAGGAAACGCTCCAACGTCAGAATACCCTGACGCATCGCCTTGACTTTCTCCTCTTGCTCCCACCATGACGTGCCCTGCACCTTCTTCGGTTTGATGAGCGGCTTGGCTTCGCCGAACTCGTCCTCGTCTTCCTCGACCATCTCCTTGATGTCGACATCAGCCTTGAGCATCGCACCTGCAACAGGCGACCAGTAGGGTCGCTGGCTTTCAGCAAGGCGAACCAGATACGTGCTATCGGCCAGCGGACTGTGGGCTGTCCACATCGGACCGCTCTGCGTACACTTGTACAGGACGTGGCCCTGAGGCATGCTGACGCGAATACCACCGGGAGCCCGCGTGACTTCGCAGAGCCACTGGTCCTCTGCCTTAGCGAGCATGCTCAGGGTTTCCTGACTGACGAGGCCCTCGCCTTCCGCCTCTCCTTCGATTTCAGAGCCGGTCAGGGTGTAGACGGCTGTGTTGTCGGCGCCCTCTACCTTGCTGACGTTGGCGACGTTGACGCGCACGTGGTCGCCTTCGTTGAACTTCTCAGGACTGTTGAACGCCGCACCGACGTCCATGTAGGTCTCGCCATCAGACTCGACGGCGCGAGAACCGATGTGCTCTTCACGCGTCACCGGCCCAGTGCCGAGCCGATAGGTGTAGGGTCCTTCACCGCGCCGCTCCAGCACACGGAGCACCACATCTTTGCCGGGCTTGAGCAGCACCCACTTCGGGTGCCGCATCTCGCCAGCCATGTAGACGGACTTGGCATCGCGCAGCAAGACAGGCTCGTCGTCCTTCTGCAGGTTTTCGACCGTGACCTTGAGGCCTGCGTCGTCGGTCAAGCGCGTGTCGCTCGCACTGGGGATGTGGATGTTCTGCACGCCCTCCATGGCGCCGCGCAGGATTTTCATGCGGTCGTTGAGAGGCACGTCGTGCACCTCTTTCTCGTCAAACTCAATGACGTCGAAGATGTAGTAGCCGTCCTCCAATTTGATGACGTCGACGTGGTAGTCCTCGCTGGCCACTTTCGTGAAGTTCTCCTTGTCCTTGTCCGACAAACTGAACGAGTCAGACGTGACCTTGTCGTCCTCCTTCTTGACGAAGCCGCGCTCACCTTCAGGCATGGTCGAAACGACCCAGTCTCCGGTGAAGCCGCGCAGATGCTCCAAGTCGTCAAGGTCGAAGATACGGTGCATCGGCTGAAGCAGCGGGACCTTCTTCCCCAACTCCTTGCGAATAACGTCAGGGTTGGTCAAGCCTGCCAACTGCACGTCAAGGCCTGACTCGGACATCGTGATGTTGTGAGCGCTGCTGTTCCGGCTCATGCCCACGCTGTTGACCTTGAACTCAGCCGCTTCGTGCTCGGCTGTGTTCAGCGCCGCACGGGCGTCAGCGTGGTCAGGGTGTCGAAGCATGTGCATCCACGCAGCCGGAGCGACCTTGTTCCAGAACGACTCCAGCGGCTGAACAAGGTGCGTCGTCAACGCTCCGGGCTGCACGGGGAGGATGGACACTGTGCCATCGGGCTTGATGCGGAAATCAAAGTTGGGCTGCATCTTTCGCCCCATGCCGTGACGGTAGCCCGCTGAGTTGTACAGCGACATGACCGAATGCGTGTTTGGCCCGAACTTGTCCACGGGCACCGCGTTCATGCCTCGACGGGTCTGCATCACCTGAGCGGCTGGCTCGACTTCCGGTAGCCCCGTAATGATGGAGTCAAGTTGCTGAAGGGTGTTGAAGTACTCGTCTTCGTACTTGGCCAACTTCTGCTTCGCGTTGCCCATCGAAGAGCGCTTTTTGGTGAAGTCCTCCGAGCCACGGTCGTCCGGGTTATACGCAAGCGTGTGGGACAGGCCCAACTGAGCGTTGCGCTCTTCAGCACCTACGCCAAACGTGCGGTGGAGGGCTTGGACCTTCTGCTTGATTTCGTCTGCGCGGCCACGGTTGGTGCGCTTACGGAGGTCGCGGATTTCAAAGTCGATGTCGATGTCCGGGTGCATCTGCTTGAACACCTGACGCAGGGTCATCACAGGCGCGGTAGGCTGGCCTGAAAGCATCCTCGGAAACATATCGTGCTCCAAGTATTCCTCTGCCATCTTGACGTGGCGAGGGTCGTTCGGGTCCAACTCCAGCGTATCGAGGATGGCGTTCACGGCATCATCAACGCCGCCAGAAAGAATCATCTGCGGGTCGACCGGCGGCACTTGGCCTGCATCGTGCACCATGCGTTTGACGTCTGTGCCAAAGCCCGTCTGCGCTTGGCTACCGGCTTCGCTGAACTCGGTGGTTCCCAAGGTATGGATGCCGTGAAGGCGATGCGGCACACGGTTGAGGTAGTCGTTGGCCATACGCGCCCACTGACGCATGTTGGCCTCAACAGTGGCGTGCGGCAGGCTTGGGTCGAAAATGTGGGCCAAAGCGTCCGGGTCGGTCGTGCCGATGACGTCTTTCAAATGAGCACCTGCTTCCGCAATCGCCTGCGTATCTCCCCTCAACTTCTGATGCGTTGCTCGTACAGTAGCCATTTTCGCAGTGCCCTTGGTAGACCCCACATTCACTTGAAGCCCTACATCACCAAGCGTGGACTCCAACACGTCCATCTGCTGATTCAGGTCGATAAGTTCAGACTGCAACTGCTTTCGGCGAGTAGGGTCATCTGTAGCGTCAAGCGCTTCCTGCACTTGAGCCGACGCGTCGACAAGGCGGAAATACTCCTCTTCGTTGTCTTTGAGGGGGCTGGGCATCGACAACCGAGGAACAAGCCCACCTTGGAGCGCTCCGAACATACCGCCTTGCTCTGGCATCGAAAATGATTCTGTGCCGTACAGTGCTTCTTCGTCAGGATAAGGCCTCAAAGCATGCTCACTCTGAAGACGAGCAAGCCTTCGCTCGTACTCCTCTTTCAGCGCCTGCTGCTTTTCCTCTGAGTCGCCCGCCAACTTGGAGTACCGTTCGTACTCCTCATCAAGTGCGGCTTTCGCCGCCTCAAAGTTGGCTTCTTCAGGAACAGCGACCCGCTGGCTAAGCCGCTGCATTTCATCTGGATTGCGCAGCGGAGGCTGACCCATCAATGGGCTTCCGTGCTCCAAAGGCTCGCGCTGCGGGTCCATTGGCGCTCGACCGAAGCCAAGTCGATGAGCGATGTCGTAGTAGTGATACGCCCCGTGGGCATTGAAGGTCTCGTCGCTGAGAGCGCCGCCCTCGGCTCCGAAGGGGTTGCTGATTTTGATATGTTCAGGCGCAAGACCTCTCATCGCGTCGTGAGCAGCCTGTGCAGCATCCCTGTCTCCAGACTCACGGGCGTTGTGGTATTCCCCTTGAAGACGGTTGGCGTGCGCCGAGTCAACCGTCACATTGTGCCGTGTTGTCTGAGAGTTGAAACCGAACGTCCCCTGTTGGCTGGACGATTGAAGAACGTGGTGGGGTGAAAGGTTCGCAATAGCGTCGACGTCAGAGCCTTTGGTGTTGGTTTGAATTGTTTTGTCGCCCACTGCCATGTTCGCCATCTGAAGTTGCCGCTGACCAAACGGTCCCAAAAACGGCTCCATGGTGGCCGCTGAATCTGATTCTGGGTCATGCCGGTGCATGATACCGTTTCCTGTGCGTGAAAACAGCAGGCTCTCTTCGCGCTTGCCCCCTCTATTCCCACGAGAAGAAGCCATCTGAGCCTCGTACTCCGCCTCTTCTTCAGGCACCTCTTCCTCTTCGATACCAAAATCAGCCAATGAAAAGCCCCGCAAGGCTTCGCTTTCGTCTTGACTCTGCTGCTGCTGCTTGGGTGAGAAAAGAAGGCTTGCGTGGTGAAGGATGTTGAACAACTCGTTGGGGTTCTTGTGCAGGCCACCCATGCCGAGGTAGGGCTCAGCAAAGTACGTCTTGAGCGAATCGTGGTCTTCGGTCCAACCGTAAGCATCAGGGTCAACGTAGGTACCGTACATCCCAATGGCGTGACTACGAGCAGCACGTCCGGGCGCAGCCGTCTGGACACCTTCTCGCAACCGCTCCCGCATGATGGAGTCAATTTCTTCCTGCGTGAACTCAGGCTGCAACCCTGCAACCGGATTTCCGAACTGGTCCTTGGCCATCCAAAGGTTGCCCCACAGGGGGTGCTTCTCTTCTTCGTACAACTTCCCGTTCATGTCGATTCCCAGAAGAAGGCGCAATTCGAGTTCACCGAGACCGTTGCTACGAGCCTGCAAGTCGCCTTTTGCACGAGGACGCATTTCTTGCTGACTACCGATTTGAGCCAACTTGAGAGGATGAAAATTGCCGCTTGCATCAGATAGGGGAGATTCGTTGCCTTCTTCATCGCGGTCAGGATTCAAGACCGGCACTCGGCCGCCCACCATACGGTACTTCTCGACTTGTCTGGGGTCAATTCCTTCGTATCGAGCCGCCGTATCAAGGAACCTGTTGAACGAGTCGTATGCTCGCTCAAGTCCGTGTGCGCCACCGACGTCGGGGCGGTGAGAGCGCAGTGCATCGAGGTTGAAACGCTTCTCGGTGTACTCAGTCGCTGCCTCTGGAAGTCGGATAGGGCGGTTCATCATACCCTCGCCCGGACCCTTGGGGTCGCGAACCCACCAGTCGTAAAGCGGCGAAAACCTCTGCCAAAACGAGCGCTTGAAGCGCGGCATAAAATCAGGGTCGTTTGTGTGGCGCCCAAACCTGAGAGGGTTCTGTTCGTGCCTTGCAGCCCCATGCTCGCGCATGTACTCGTAGGCCTTTGCACGCTCTTCTGGCGTCAGCCATTCCATGCCAAAGAGGTAGTCGAAGAACCCAAGGTTCTCGTCCCACTCAGCCTGCTTCTGCTTGATGTGCGCTTGACGAAGACGGTGTTCGATTTCGTCTTCGTTCAACCCTTCCTCTTCCAATTGCTGGCGTACCCTGCTCAGGTCCGAACTGTTGCGCACGCTCCAATCACGGTAGTCGTGTTCGTACAGAGAATGGTTGGTCGCATGCTCAGTGTCCAACTTGCCGAGGTGATGCACGTTACGCAGGAAACTGTGCAGACCATCCCGCGCTTCATCTTCCCACGCCCCTTCCTTGCCATGGTGCTGCTGGGCTACGGATTCTCCGTAGGGGTCGTCCGCCACGTAGTAGCCAGCCAAATGCTCCCCCATACGACCGTGAAGCGGGTTGAAGTCAGGGCCAAACACGTCATGAGCGCGATAAGGGTCGTCCTCATGACCATCAACCATTTGCACGTGGTGACCGACAAGTGAGCCAGCGGTCGGTTCGGGAGGAACAATACGGTTCTCGTCGTAAGAGGGGTTTGGTGCCAGCCCCATTCCAGCCCCGTGACTGATGTCGTAGCCGATTTGATACTGGCTCACCCCGCTTTCCTGCATCCCCTCGTCCATGTCGTTGGCAAGGTCAACGGCCCCCTGTGTTCCCGTCGCACCTTCGTCTTCCTTACGGATGACGGCGTAGAACATCTTGATGAGCGCCTCATCATCTGCTCCCAAAAGGTAGCCGTGGCGCTCAGCGCTCACGGCCTGAAGGAAAAACTCAGCGCCTGCATCCGCCCTTCCGACGCCATCGGTCAGCGACTTGGCGAAGACATCCCTCGCTCGGTCGAGCGTATCAAGGGGAGTTTCGCGCACCCGTATCGCCCGCCGTGTTCTCCAGAGCGCCAGTGGTGCTGAAGGCCGTTGGGTAGTAGGGGTTCTTGTCGAGCACGCTGCTACTCTCGGAGATGGCGCCCTTGTTCTTCACGTCCTGAACTTCAGGCACGACGTTGTTCGTGTTGTAGAAGGCGTTGGGAACACCGGAGGGCTGTGCTTCAAAGCGGGCACTGCCCTGCGTTGCACCTTCCTTTTGGCCAGAGTAGTCAGGCATGCTGCCTTCCTTCTTGGCGATGCGGTCCTCAAGGTCGCGCGCAGCCTTCAGCAGGTGGTGAACTTCGTCTGGCACTGGCTCAAATCGTGGCTTCATCTTCCTCACTCCATACCCATCGGGTTGCCGATTGCACCGGCATCCTTGGCCTGCTCAGCCAAGGCGTGAATGTCTGCCCAGTCCATCGCGTGGAAATCTTCGTTGGACACAGGGATGCCCAGTTCGGTACCGTCCTGAGCCTTGAGCACCACATCGTCCATGGCACCTCGGAACTCGTCCATGGCCAACCCTTCAGGACGAGACGTCCCAACGGCCACGAAGCCAGCCTTGCGCAGCATCGCCGACGGGTTCTGCATCATCTTGCGCAACTCGACATTTTCAGCACGCAGACTCTGGATGCCCGCATCCATCGTTTCCATCTTGCTGATGAGGGCGCCCATCAGGCGCTCCGCAGCGTTCCCCTCCGCATCAGACACGTTGCTCACCTCAGACGTTCCGGTTCGACAGACGGCGGTTCACTGCACCGAACCGAGTCGTTCGGACCGTGCCGGGGAGCACGTTCTCCGCCGGACGGTGGACGTTGTGGACGGCGTCGTTCATCTTGCGAACGGGAACGCCGCCCGCGAAGAGGTCGTTGACGCCCAACCGCTTCATGTCGGCTTCGGCAGCCTTGACGATTGAACTGTCGATGTCCTTCCCGAGGTAGTCGGCGAACTTCATCACTTCGGTGATGTGATGCCGAGCATCGTTCGTGTTTTGCTCATCCAGCGCCTTGTAGAACGCGTCGACGTGCGTGCGCATCTTGCGCGCCATCGGGTCCAACTTCTTGACGTCCATGCTCATGCCATCACTCCTTTCGGCTTAAATGCTACTACGTCAGGCCCCACGGAAGTTTCTGGCGTCAAGAATGCTCTGACCAGCCTGCTCAACACCACCCATCGGGGCTCCACGCTGCTGAACGCTGGAGAAGGGCGCGCCTGAACCCATGCTGGTCCTGTTCTGAGGACTGGCAGGTCCACGGTTGCGCAGGCCCATGCCTTCACCGCCGGGGTTCGCCATGCCTGCCTGTGCCTGACCGGCCATGCGTGCTGCCAGTTGCGGCGGAATCTGCCTGCTGGGAAGCGCGCCCGGCGTCCCCATGCCACCGCCCATCTGCATGCCCGGCATGGGCATACCGCCCGGAGGCATACCGCCGGGACCGGGTGGCGGTTGCACCGCAGGGTCAGGCTGCTTGTACACAAAACGGATGTCGCGGTTGGCATCTTCGACCAGTGTGGGCTGATACCCCATCATCATCATGCGCTGAGCGATGTTGACTTCCATCTCGTCGCGGCGCAAGCGGGTGACTTCGTCCTCTTCTTCGTTGGGATAGAGCGTCAACTTCCAGTCGCTGACGTCCATCTCCTCGACCATGCGAGGGAAAAGGTGCTCGGCGTAGACCTTGTGACCGAACTCGACAGCACGGTTGGTGACGAGAATCTGCATGCCCTCGTTGTTCAGACCGCCAGACTTGCCGGTGTCCATCATGAAGACGTTGGACACGCCGTAGAAGGCAGCGATACGCTGACGCATCTCATCCCGCGCAGGGATGTACTGCATCTCCTCCAGTGAATCCATCAACTTGACCCAGTTCACGCCACCCTTACCTGTGCCTTCCGTGGCAATCTTGGGGATGTAGTGGGGGTCACGCTCCAACTTCTCATCCGTGGCCTTCCAGAACGCCTTCATGGACTCAAGGTTGTCCGTGCTGATGCTGAGGATGCCGCGAGGAATCCTGCGCTTGGAGTAGGCGGTGTACATGTAATTGTCCATGGCCGTGAGGGTCATGGCCTGACGCCAGAGCGTCGACACGGGGCTGCGGCCGTAAAGTTTCGACGGCTGATACTTGCTGACGTGAATGACCTCGCCCTTGAGGTAGTACTGCGTCTTGCCGCTGCCAGCCGTGTTGACGTGGTGCACATCCTCCATCTCGTAGCCGCAGGTGGGGCAGAACTTGTCGTCCTCAGAGTACGACTTCACCTCGTTGCGGTGAATTGGGCAGACTCGGAACCGGCCACCGCGAACACCGCGCTTGTCGGCGATGATGCGCATGAAGATGGGGTCGCCTCGCACGAACTCTTTGACACGGTAGAAAGCGACCTGCTTCGTCTCAGGGTCGATGAAATACTCCTTGATGAGGATGAGGAACGCATCGTCCACGATGTTCAGGTCGTACTCGATTTCGCGGAGCACGTCCATGAAGGTCTGCTCCATCGAATTGCGCTGGTTCAGCAGCCAACGAGGATAAACCAGTTGGTCAGGGTCAGGTTCGACAAGTTCAGGGCTACCGCAGTCCTTGCAGGTGTCCACGTCGTGCTGAAACTCAGCGTCACATGCAGAGCACTTGCGGTTGAACTTCTTCTCCCAGTAGTAGCCGCGTCGGAAGATTTCCTGTTGCAGGGTGCTGAGCACCGTTCGCAGGATGAGGTTCTCGTTGGCCACGGCATAGAGTGCGGGGATGGTGATGCCCTGCACGAGCACGGGCTCTTGGATGCCCGTTGTCCACAGAGGCATCTGGGGCTCGGGCGTAGTCCTGCGCCGGAACGGGCTGGACACCGATTCAATCAGGCGACCGACACGGCTCTTCTCTGCCATCACAGACCCTCCGCCCAACTCATGACCGTATCACGGTCGACTCCCCATTCGCGCAGGGACTCCTCACCTTTGTCTGTTCCGTCTCGGTTGGAGAACTGCACGAAGCGCTTCAGTTGTGTCTTGCGCAACGGGTCCTTCTCGCCGATGTAGGCCTTGACGGCCTTGGCCTGCATGTCTTTCATCCGCAGGTGAGGGGTGATGCCGTCCAGCAATTTGTTCAGGTCGTCCTTGGAGTAGAAACTGACGCGGTGCTGACTGCGCTGGCCGTCCTTGTACACCTTCTGGTCCAATTGAAGGATGCCTGCGCCCACGTTCTTGTGCAACTCTTCGCAGTGCATTCGCCCACGGTCACCCGTTGCGATGAAACCAGCACGTGGCTCACCGCGCTCGGTGATGGTGATGTAGCCGTCTGCATCAAGGAAGCCCGCTGCGTAAGCCCACGGGTCTTTGAGCACCAGACCTTCCCTCGACATGGAGATGAACTCACCCTTGCGGTGACCCTTGACGATGTTGACTTCCTCGCCGTACATGGTCAGCAACTTGGACATGCGGCCCGCCGTGATGCGGGAAACCCCCTTTTCCACGAGGTTGCTGGTGATGGCCCGTGCACTCATCGCACCCTTTTCCTCAACTTCGGCCTTCGCCATGTGCAGCCAGTTCTGCTGTTCCTTCGACAAAGTCTCAAACTGATGCAGCGCGTTGCGCCACATCTTGCGAGCGTCCTGCTTCTGCTGCATGGCGTTGACCCAAGCGTTGCGCTCTTCTTCGCCCCAGACGTCTGCGAACTCGTCCAACTTGGCGAGTGCATCTTCTGCCGCCTCCCACACGCTGCAAGCACGCATGAGGCTGGTCTTGCGGGTATCACCGAACAGACGGAGCGAGCGCATATCTTTGTTCGACAGCCCCATCTTGCGCATCGTTTCGATGTGAGGGGGAGCCCACTCCAAGCGCGACAGCGTTGCATCTACCTCGGCGCTCTTGAGGGCGCGGATGCTGGCGATGAGGGCGTCAATCTCACCCTTGTCCTCCTTCAGCACACGACGAGCCTTGCGCAGGTCGCGGATGATGTCGTTCGCACTCTTTCCGATTCGGTCTTCAAACCACCCGTCTCCGGTAGGTGCGAAGGAAGCGTAGGTGGGCGTCGAGGCTTCGTCATCGACAAACACGACCGTTGCCTCAGCCACAGCCTTGGCCAAGGGCACGCTCATGCGAGGGTGCGTGGCCAAACTGGAGGCCACTGCCGTAAGGGTGTCGTGGCCCATGTCGACGACGTTTTCGCCACCGACTCCAAGACTTGGCCACATGATATTCCCTCTTTTCGGTGCTATTTAGTCATGCCGTGAACCACGTTGCCCCAGCGACGTGGTTCTGCTTCACGTCGCCAAACCAAGTGTCGAAGCCGTCAAGGTAGTCGTCAAGCAGAACGATGCTTCCTTTGAACTCCTTCGTGGCCCAGTTCGCCAACGCGAGCGCCATGGCCAAGTCGTCGTGCGAGCCAACAGACTCCAGCCGCCCGTTCTTCTGCATGCCGAACCGGCTGAGTTGCGTCTCCAACGCACGGGTGAACTCCTTGCTCTTCTCGTCGCCCCAAGGGGTGCGAATCTGACCCTGCTCAAAGGCCATGAGGAGGCTCATGAACATCGACTCCTTCTTTTGACGCGTGGTCATGAAGGTCTTGATGGGGATGTCCTCGCGCATGTCCTTGAGTTCGGCCTCAAACATTCGCTGGAAGTTGTTCCCTTCAAGTTCGATGAGGTCTGGTTGAAACCGACTGTTGAGCATGATGATGCGGCGCTTTTGGGCGGTGCTGCTCAGACCCTTCTCGTTGACGATATGAACGACCTGCTTGACGTCCTCGTCTGGAGGCATACGCAGAACAGCCATCGCAGTGTAGTCAGCGTTGGAGTCGCTGGCAATTGCCGGGTCCCATCCGACAAAGTGCTGGCCAAACGTGCCAGAGGGCTCGCCGTCTTCGTCAAAGTCCTGCTCGGCTTTGTCCAGCAACACAAGGCTGGGGTCGCGGGCCTGCTCCAACAGCGTCATCGGGAACATGCTCGACATGTCGTGAATCGGTTCGCACAGGTACTCACGGGCGAACTTGATGGCAGGCATTGATTCCTCACGCTGTTTGAGGGCCTCAAGCGGCCATCGGTTGGGCCACAGCGGCTCGCCGTTCGCCAGAATGGCGGGGTAGGTTTCGACCGTGAAGGTGTCCTTGTCCTCCAATTCAGCGTACAGGTCGTTGTAGGAGAAGGGCGTTCCGACCATCATCAGGCGACCCGTGTGGTGCAGCACAGGAAGCAAGACGGTGTAGAACCAGTCAGCAGCCCGCTGCAACTCAGAACTGGTCGTGCCCCACAGAATGTCGTCGCACACGACCACGTCAGGGTGGAAACCACGGGTTGCACCGCCCACGGACTTGGCCATGATACGGCTGCCGTTGGTGAACTCAAAGTAGGACTTGGCCCACGGCTTGCCCGCTGGCTTCAATTCCTTGAGGATGTCCGCACTCTCAATGTTGTTCCGAATGAAACGCATGTGCTCAAGCGTCTGCTCAAGGCTGTGGCTGAACACCATGATGTGCGTGCCCGGCTGAAACGCTGCAATCCAGAGCGCGTAGGACATGAAGAACACAGACTTGCCGTGGTCACGGCTCGCCTTCACGCAGTAGTAGCGGTTCTCGTTGAGGCCACGGAGCCAGTCACGGTGGTGCTGGGACAACTCAAAACCGAGGATGTCCGTGAAAAAGTAGTCAAAGGACTTCGCCGACATCTGGCGGTCCATGTCGTAGATGAGCGAATTGACGTCAGCCAATCACACCGCCCCCATATTGCGCTGCTGTAGGTCACTCATCCCAGCAGTGTCGCTTCTTTGAACACCGACGGGTAGTTTTGCCTGCACCGTCCTGTCCTCCGGCTGCGACGATTCAGGACGTGGCCGCTGATAGGTGGTGAACGCATTCACTTGCTCCTCGCTCGCATCGTCACCAGTCACACCGATTGTCTGTTGAGCAGCAGCACTGTTAGCGTTCCCTTCGTCCCTGTTCAACTCAGCAGGAGCACCCGGTGCTGTGAGTAGAGGCGGGGTTTGGATGCCCGCGACTTGGCTTGCGTCATGGTGCAACACGTTCCCTCTCGCGTCAACTACCGGTACAAACTCGGCTTCTGGATAGCGAGTCGCTGGACCACCTGCAGCCCCCACGTTGGCTATGCCCGCATCAATGTCGGTACTACTCAAGCCAGTCATGCCTCTGAAAGCATTCATACGCTCAAGGTCTGCCAAGTCTTCCTCACCAAATTGCCTCCCACGGGCCCTCTGACGTGCCTCCTCAAAAGCCGCCTGCGCCTTTTGTCGTTCGATGGCTTCTGCCCGCTCTCGGTCCACATAGCGCATTTGGTTGGCCATCGTCATGGGGTCAGTAGCAGTACCTACCGTCCTCCCCATCCGACGAGTGCCTTGAAACATGCCCATGTCGCCTGCCGCTTGGCGTTCTGCGTATCGCTGGCGAAGACCCTCTTCGTAGTCAGCGCGGGCTTGGCGCTCACGAGATGTGAACTTTCGACCCAAAGCGTTGCCAAGCGCAGAACCCTGAGTGCCGCCAGAAATGGCAGACTGAACCAGCCCACCGAGGCTTCGATGCTGACCAGCGAGTGCACCGAGCACACCCACTGCCGTACCAAGCCCACCAAGAGCGCGCTGACGGCGGGTGACGCCTACAGCGCCTCGACCACCGCCACCACCACCACCTATGTTTATGATGGGGCCACCTCCAGACACAGGGTATTCGGCCCTCATGGCCTTCACGAGCACCTTGTCGGTCATGGCTGCAACCCCCTGAGGAAGCCGTCGAAATAGCCCATCTTCTTGCGAATCTCGTCGAGGCTGGAGGCCACATCGTCAGAGCGTCGCACCAAACCCGTAGTACCAATGTCGAAGAATGTCTGACCGCGCGGCATGTTGAGCGACTGCATGTACTGCTCTTCAAACGGAGCAGCCTGACGCATGGGGGGAGCCGCGACAGGTGGTACAGCCACAGGCGGCGGAGGAGCGGGTGCCCCTGTAGACGGCGTCACGAGCACTCCCCCTTGACCACCTGAGCCGAGGCCGAGGCCACCCGAACCAGCACCACCGACCATAGGAGGCTCGGGGGCAGGCGTGGGCTGGGGCGGCACATCCTCAGTTATCTGGTCGCCTTGAGGAGCGGTCTCGTGACCGAAAACGATGCGGTGCCTCCAGTGTTCTGGAGCAGCGTGTTCTTGGTCAAACGACAGAGTCGGTGTTCGCAAGTGATGCTGCTCAGGGTCTGTCGGGATTTCACCCAACATCCTGTCCAAGGATTCCATCGTCACAGGGTCATGGCCGCTTCTGTTGAGCATCGCCGTCAAAAGCGCCTCTGTTTTCTCACGCAATCCCTCCTCCGGCGCGTAACGACCCTTTGTGTTGACCTGAGATTGGCGCATTTTCTCAGCCACAGTCATTATCGCTTCATCTTCAGGCATCCCCTGCATCATCAACTTGTGAGCGGCGTTGCTCATGTGAGCGACAATGTTCCCGGCCACCCGGTTCGCGGCTCGGTGAAACGGCGTCGATTCATCCATTTCGGCGCCACGAGCGTGCGAAGCGTGCATCGGGTAATGCTCATCTTGGTAGTGAGACCCGATGTCTCGAAGCATCACGTTGACCAATGACTTTACAGCACCACTACCGCTCTCTGAATCAATTTTGTGGGTGTCCTGAAACAGTAACTTCATCATTCTTGTTCCAGCAATTTTTTCCAAGTCTTCGTTAGAAAGGCCATGCTCAACCCCCATCGCCTCAAGAATGCCCTTCAGGTCAATTGTTGAACCACCGCCACGACCACCCCCCTTTCCAGTAGGCGCGTGATAAAAGGCGTCAGGCATCACCTGTGCCAACTGGTGTGCGTGGATTTCAGGATGGCGGCGCTGCTCGTCTAATGCCGCCTGCATCCCTTCACTCTGGTAAAACTCAGGCAACTGCCCTGTTTGCTGATATTGCTTGAAATCCTTTGTTCCAATCGACTGAACGATGCCACCAGACAAGTCACCCGGCTTGAGAGCGTTGTACTTGACGTAATTTGGGTACCGCTCAGGGCTTAACCCCTGAAGATATCCTCGTTTTCCCAGTACTTCCCCAAGTGCACGGTTAATGTGCACGGCGCCACCGTCAATCCATTGACCCTGAGCAGCACCCTCGACGTTTCCACTGTTCGCGAAATACGTGATGAACGGGCGAGGTCCACCTTCGTACAGCGGGTCTCGGCCGCGCACCTTGCGCATGTGCACTTCGTCGTTGTGAGGATAGTGAGGACCAATGAACACCTTGCGCCACTGCGGACTGCCAAAACTGGGGACTTGGTGATTTTCACCAGCCTCTCTGTTATGAAGGTCAATTGCTTCGTCAATCAGGTCTGCGGCTTGCTGCGGCTTGAGTCCATACCGCTGCTGCAGGTCACGATGAATGAAGTCGATGGGATGAATCCCGCCGGGAAGAAGTTCACCTGTCTCAGGGTGATGGTTCCACGGGGGGTGGTCGGGTGTGTCCGGGTCAGGATGAATCCCGGCTTCGGTTGGCGCCCATGAGTGAGGAAGCAGTTTGTCGCCAAAAGCCAACCCAGCGCTCTTGATGATGGAGGCCGACTGGTTCATCCAAACGTGCTTCTTGTACGCCTTGAGGAAATCCAGCGTGTCGAAGAACTTCACCTGCTTCTTCAGGTAGGACGTGGCGGGCAGATGGACCTTGAACATCAGCCGACCCTCCCGCTCCCACGTGCAGCAAACAACGTGGACGGGGCGCCCCAGTTCTTCGGGTCGTCCTCCAGATTCTCAGTGGCGCCCTCAGGTTTCGTCGTGCTGTCCTGCCCCTCTCGATGTCCAGCCTCTCGATTCTCACCGGGCGCAGCGGCCTTCAGTCGACGCTCTTGTCGCTCCGTTGCGTCCTTGAGTTGGCGCAGCAGCCTTCGGATTTGGCTGAACTGCAGGTAGTCCTTGGCTTTGTTCAGGGCCTCGATGTCCTCGCGCAGGCCCTCCATGGACTTGGCAAAGCCCTGTCCCTTCTCACGAGGCACCATGGGTTCCTTCATCGGAGTCTGCCCGCTCACGGCAACCTTCGGCCCACGCGGTTGATAAGAGCGCTCTGGACCAAGCCCGTGTCCAGCAGGAGCCTGCGGCACGTTGCCCATGAGTCTGCGACGCTGCTGGGTCGCGCGCTGATGGCCGTACTGCTCAGGGAAGAGGCGGAGGGGTTGCTTGGTCGCAACGCCAAGGTGCGTCCGGTCGACGCTGAGGGGGGCGAGGTCAAGACCGCGCTTCTTTCCGCCACCACCAAGCGCACGCGACTGCGCCTTGGAGCGACGACTGGTTGCCGTCGTGATGTCGGAACCACCGGGCTGCGTCTCAAACTTCGGCTGACTCCACGTCTTGTCCTTCCCAGTGCCTGCATCGTCAAGCCGCGCCTTCATGAGCGACGACCATGCGTGGTCCATGGGCTCGCCCGTAGCCAGCATACCGCCGGGCGCAGGCATGGTCCCCGTCGCGTTGCCGATGCTGAGGTTGCCCACATCGGGCATGCCCGTCATGGCCCCAAACTGCTGACCTTCGTTGAACTGGTCGTCCATCGCTGGCTCTTCTTCCTCCATCGGAGGCATACCGGGCATGGGTGGAGGCGTGCGGGGAATGGAGAGTTGCAGGTGAGGAAGGTCGTCGGTGAGCGTCGGCTTCTCCTTCTCGGCCATCTGCTTGTCGCGGTAGGCCTCCACTTCCTCTGAGTCGCCGATACCGTGAGGGTAATCGTCGTCCTTGGAGTAGCCGAGGTTGGACTCGCTACGCGGACTGTACATCCGCGTGTCGGAACCAGTCGCCGGCATCTTCTCACCTCACAGAATATCCACGATGTCTTCGTCGACACCGTCGGCTTGGGACAGCAGGCTCTCACGGACGCGGCGCCATACTTCAGGGCTCTCCTTGCCCAACTCGACTTTCAGGACATTGATGGTGCTGTTCGCCACGCTCGTTGTCGGGGTAGCCCACTTCTCCTGATACATGCTGAGGTCCTTGAGCGTCTCGCGCACTTCCTTGTGCAAACGCACCATGTCGGCAATCACGCCGTCGTCGTGCACGCTGCTTTCCTGCATGAACTGAGCCAACTTGCCGTTCAGGGACTGGACGTTGTCGCGCAAGATGTTGATTTCCTGACCAGCGTCAATGGCCACGATGGCGGCTGACGACTTCTTGACCAACGGCTGGAAGTGCTGCTTCATGTGGCGGTAGACCAATTCTTCGCTGCACCCCAACTCTTCAGCGATGTCGTCCGTGGTGCGCTCGCCTTCAAAGTAGGCGACCTCAAACATGCGCCGGTTGTCGTCGGTGCAGACCGCGCAAGAGTGGTTGGCGCCGACATGATAGTCCCCGACGTGGTTCTTCATGTGGCGCTCAGCCGTGTTGGCTCGCCAGCCCAAGTCTTGGTCCATCAAACGGGCCTCAGCGACTCCGTCGATGATGCTCTGCTCCAACGAGTCGCGGTCGTCGTGTTGGCAGAACGGGCACGAACGCTTGTTCTGGCGTCCGCTCCCCATACGTGGGGCCACGCAACCAGCCGCCATAACGGTTTTGAACGACAAGCCAGTCCTGAACAGCGTGAAACTACCACGCGCTACACCTCGAATCGCAGGCGTTCCCGTGTCCATGAAGACCGTGGTCGACCTTAGCCGTGCAGCGCGCGATGCTGGGCTACGCCGCTTTGTACCCGACCAAGTTCAGACCGAACGAATCAGCATCTGCAAAACCTGCCCGCGCTGGGATGAGTGGTACAGCCGGTGCTTGGAATGCGGCTGCCAAATGCGGGTCAAGACCGTGCTGCGGTCAAGCGAGTGCCCACTCAAGAAGTGGGGTCGCTACACTGGGCCTCTACACCTCGGAGATGCGAGCGTAGATGCTCCCGAGCATGAAGAACGCCCCGAATAGCCCTGCCACAAGGTAGGCAATCTGGTCACTCGCCAACTGCGAGGAGGCCAGCAGGAGGATGGCTGCCAGTGCGAGGATGATGGACAGCAGTTGCACCATGACCATGTCGATGATGACGCTCTTGACGGGGGCGAAAATCTCCATCGTTGAAGACGCGAAGCCAATCATTGAATCCTGCAGCATCATCTCATCCCCATGAAAGAGCCCATGAACTTGCCAGCAGCACCGCCTGCCTTGTCCATGAGACCCTCATTCGCAAGGGCAGCGCTCAGCGCGCCGCCCATCATGCTCTGTTGTGCAAACGCGGCAATCTGCTGCTGCTGCATCTCTGCCTGCTGGATGCTTTGCTGACTGGCCATCTGCAGGGCATTGAATTGACCAGTGACGTTCTCGGCGCTCATCGTCTGCAAATGGGACGGGAGGCTCGTAATGTCCATCTTCATCACACCGTCATCGTCGAGTTTGAACGTAGCGTTCTTCATGACTTCAAGAACGGAGAACGTGACGAGGTCGTTGAACATCTGCAAGAACGTCGCCATGCCCGCTCCAGCGATAAAGCGGTCAATGGGAGCCAGCGTGCGCATCAACGCCAACTGAACTTCCATTTCACTGGGCGGCGCCATGGGCTGCTGCATCATGTTCTGCTGCATGCCCATGCCACCAGCCATTCCGCCCATGAAGGGGGACTGGGACATCTGCTGCATACCCTGTGAAGCGAAGGGGTTCGACATGGCAGGCTGCACACCTGCCGACGAAGAGGCACCGAGGTTAAGCGCTCCTGACGAAGATGGGTTGCCAAACATGCTCAGACCCCCTGCGCGAACAGACCCTGCTCTGTCTGTGGGAGTTCAGGGCTTCCCATAACACCTTCTGCTGGATTGACGACAGGTTGAGCCTGCGGAATCTGCATGATGCCGAGGTTGGCGATGGCGTCAGAGAGTTGTGGTCGCGTGGCCAGCACTTCCTTCTGAAACATGCGCAGGTCGAAGGTGACGGTGGTAATGTCGTTCAGCCCGGTTTCAGGGTTCTGGTAGTGGGAGAGGGTGATGCCGGGGTGAGACTTGGAGTCCTTTTCCAATTCCATGAAAAACGGCTCGTACTTCTTGAGGAACTCAGGCGTGTTGTCTTTCTTCTTGACCACTGCGATAGGAACAGCGACCGTCGAAACACCCTTCTTGACCATCTCCTTCATCCCCGTCTTGGTGGTGTTGTGGTCCTTGTCGTTCTCGGCTTCCCACTTGCACAGGAGGTGGTAGAGGTGGAGGTGCTCAGGGCAATAGGTCCCCTTCATTTTCTGACCGTTGGTGACCTTCTCCCGCGCCACGAAAGGCTCTGGAGTCTGCGTGACGGGGTTTCGCCAGTAGAGTTCCCACAGACTCTTGCCGGTTTCCTCGTCCGTAATCTTCGCGTAGAGGTTGTCGTAGCGAATCAGTTCCTCGCAGTTGCACCCGTCAATGACGCAGAGGTTGCTCTGCCTGTTGTACCTGTACTTGAACGTCCAGACCCAGCGGAACGGGTTCAGCAGACCGCGCTTGGTCGGTGTGAGCAGCCTCCGAGCCTGCCGAATGTCCTGCTTCCGCGCCTTCCGAGGGTCTGGGTGACGGCTCGGATAGAAGTTGACCTTTGGCACGACAATGTTCTGCTTACCAGCCATGTCCCGCATGCCCTGCTGAGCAGCCTGCATCTCCAGCAACTGCTCATGACTCGCGTTGCCTTGCTGGCTCAGCGCCATCAAGTGGGCCTGACTCATCGTCGCCAGACTCGCATCGCTCTGCGGTACCTGTCCATATCCACCAAATCGTCCAATCATCACTCATCACCTATCCAGTCAGCAAATCCAACATCGTGCTCTCGACGTTCCAGCCAATCCTTGTCGCCATCATTCCCCTCTTCGTAGGAATGCCTGCCTTCTGCAGACGGACAAGGTCGGCTCTGAAAGGGTCGTACATGGCGTGCTCACCAAGCCGCTGCTGCTGCCAAAGGATGTTGGCTTGGTCATCCCACCACTGGTCAGCCTTGTTCGCCACGAGCATAATGACTTTCGGAGCATACTTCTTTCCCTTCATCCATGATTTCAAGTTGCGGTACCGATATTGGCGATGCAGAATAGCGTCAACGAGGTATTTGAAGCCCCCAATGGCTTGGATGGCCGCATCACCTCCGTCCTTTGAGCGGTGGTCGAACAAGAAGACGATGGATTCGACTTGACGGTTGACCATGTCGTCAACCCATAGGTTCCAAAATCGCTCATCCCCTCCCACGTCCGAAGAGTAGACCACCCTCGTGTCGCCCTTGTAGGACACGCGCTTTCGCGTCGGGCTGGGCAGCAGGAAACGGTTCAGTCCGGGGACCTTGAAGTGCTTGGTTCGCTCGTCTTCGGGGATGGCTTCCATCTCACCGGGCGTGGTCATGTAGCGGTCGAGGGTCGTCTTGCCGACCATAGGTGGACCGTAGACGCCGACGCGGCGTGGCTTCCAGTAATGCCACAACTCACGTGCGAAAACGACGCCGCCGACCAGTGCGGAGCCCCCGATTGCGCTCATGATTGAACCTCAGTTGAAAATCGAATCCGCCCACCTACGCAGCGTTTCCCTGACCCACTCACCCGTCGACTCCCAGAGGCTCCATTCACGGTAGAACTCGTAGCCACTGATGACGAAGGCTGTGGCAACAGAGAACAAGATGGTGCGTGCCCATCCAAGGCTGCGCTCGTAAGCGACATCCACCGTGTTGGCGATGTGCATGCTCCGAAGGGTCTCCTCGACGGCGTCGTCAGACGGCGTCTTGAAGATGCGGCCCAAGCCCCATCACTCCTTCTTCTTGAACTTCCCATCAGGGCCGCGCTCGGGACCAGAGTCCTCTTCTGCGTCGGTGAACTCAAGCCCGAGGCTCATCGGCGCCACGTGCTTTGCCACCTCTTCAGGGATGAAGTCGACCGCTGAAGGGCTGTTTGAAGCCATGCGCGATTCAATCCAAGGGGGCGTGCGACCGGGGTTCTTCTCCATCCAGCGGAGTTCGGCTTCCAATTGGGCCTCCTGCATGCGCATCTCCATGTCCTGACGGCGCTGGTCGAAGTTCATCTCCATGCTACGGTAGCGCGTGCGTCGGGCACGCTCTTGAGCAGCAGCGCGAGCGCGCTCGTCCATGCCCTGCTGAAAGAACATCTTGAACAGGTAGTAGGCCAGACCCTGCACAGCGAAGGCTGCCATCGCGTAGGTCACGCCATTCAAGGTCGGTTCAGGGAGATTGAGCCAAATCCCAGAATCAAAGATGGAGATGGCCAGACCGATGGACACAGCCTGCGTTAGGATGAGCCCCATCAGTCGGATTTCTGCTTGGTCATTACGGCCGCTGTCCACACCAGACATGCTGTTCCCTCGGAGTGGCGAAGTGCCGGTGGGTCTTAAGTGCACCGTAGGTGGGGCGGAGGGCCGGTGTGCGGAGGGGAACCCCCCGCCCCAACCCCGATTTGAGGCTCATCTGATATAATCAGTCGTCCTTTTTGGAGCCCTTCTCGGAGTCCAACTTGTCGCGCTTGCCTTCGGTCATGGGACCGGGGCCAGCCTTGGAGCCAATGACGATAACCATGCCGTGCGCAGGCTTCTTGTCGGCCTTGTTCTTCTGGTCGCAGGAGCAATTCTTGCCGCACTTCGGGCACTCGGCCTTCGTGGCCTTCTCGCAACCGCACATCTTGATGGTCTGACCGCAGCCGCCTTTGCACAGCCCCTCTTTCTTGAGAAGCGCCTTGCGGTGCATGTCTTCAACCACGCCTTTCATGAGTCGCTCGCCAATGTACATGTCCTCACCTGTTCTGACGCCGAACCCTCCAAACTCCTGTTGCCCCTCGAATCCGGTCAGCGCCTGATTCCCCTGAGCGAGCGTGGGGTCAAAAATCACACGGTCGGCTGTCGCGTTCCCTTGGACGTTCGCAAGGTTGCCTGCACCGGCTCCCATGGCGCTCCCTGCACCGAACGCCTGTGGTTGAGTGCCAGTGCCGCCAAAAGATGCAGATTCTGCGTCCAACCTTGATGGAGTGCCGCCAAAAATACCCATGCCCCCCGCAGCCCTTAGGCCAGCATATCCAAGAGCGCCCAGCGCACCCGTTGCGAGAGGGACACCTATCATTCGACCTGCGGGTTGGTCGAGTGCACTTCCTGCGCGCCCCAGTCTGGAGTAAGCGCCTTGTTGGAAGGCACCGGGTCGGTATGCTTCGCGCCCAGCGGCCCTTGCTTGACTGTTCACGTAAGGAGAGCGAGCCGCTGCTGCCACTATATCGTCATCCATCGCCGCCATGGTCGAAGGTTTGCTGATACCTTGCCTCATCACCGCTGCTTGGACTGCATCAGCCTGTTCCCGTGCTAAGGCGGCACGCGTTGATGCTTCGGCAGCCTCTCTCGCAGCAGCCCTCTCTGCGGCGATTTGTGCGGCTTTTCTGCCACCAATTCTGCCAGCGGCTCTACCACCCATCCTCAAGGCGGCTCCTGCACCTACACCCTGAGCGGCACCAGAGGCAAACTCTGCCGCGTTACTGCCAAAACTGTCGCCACCTTCAGCAACCTTCAAACCCAATACTGGGTCAGTAATCTGGTTCTCCCTTACGTTCTTTACTCCCTGATAAAGACCATAACCAGCGAGTGCGGCAGGCACAACGAATGCCGCCAGCGGCGCAATCTTCTCGATGCGGTCGGGGTCATCGGGCTTCAACGAAGCCCAAGCGGACTCAAACGCCGAGCCCGACATGCAATCTGCCATCTCGCCAGTCGTGATAAGCCTGCTGGATGAAGTGGTATTGCTCAGAAGCCTCCATCAAGAGGCACATGGCCTCGTTAGAGCCGTTGCAGTGTTCCTCAATCAGGTCCACGTTGTAGCGTGCTACCTTGAGCATCTCGGCGAAGAGTTCCTCCCACCAGTCGATGAGTTCACAGCCCATGATTGCGCAGAGAATCGAAAGCGAGGTCAATAGCAGTTGCGCTCTTAAGCGTCCCCCTTTCCTTGAAATGACGGGCTCGATTGGTGTGCGGGTCCTCTGCCACAAGGGTGTGGTTCTTCGTATGGCTCATGTCCGGCCCGCCCTTGCCGTAGATGCCGCGACGGTGACGCTCACGGTTCAGTTCCTCACGGTACTTGACCCGCTCAGGCGTGGCTTGGTACTTCTTGTCGTACTCCAACTTGTGCCGCTTGGCCTCTGGCGACACAGGGCTCTTGACCACGGCCACCGCTTTCACAATCGTCGGCTTCCCGCCGACACCCTGCTTCTTCGCACGCTTCCTTTTCGTCGCCGCACGCTTCTGACTTTCGCTCATCGAGCCACTGGTCTTGGGCGTTTTGTCGCTGACCTTGACCGAAGGTCGGCATTTGGGGTAGCCCTTCGACGACGTGCTGGCCTTTGAACGGCCGCACGGCGGATGCTTCCCGTCCTTGTCCTTGCGACTAACGTCCACCCACTTCTCCTTGAACCAGCGGTTCAGGTCCTTGACGATGAGGACGTCGTGGCAGGTGCAGCGGGTCACTTCTTCTTCTTCCCCCTGAACTTACCCTTGCAGTACTGGACAGCCCAACCGTTGGCGTAAGCGCTCGGGTAGACCTTGAACTTCTTTTTCGCCGCAGCCTTGCCTTCAGGACACAACTTCTTTTCCAAGAACTCAAACGCCTGCGACAACCCAACACAGTGGCCGCAGTCGCAGTCGCTCAACAGTTCCACCTCTTGAGCGAAGCGCCCTTCGGCGTCAACTTCCCGTCCTTGCTGGTCGGACCCTTGACGCCGCTCATGCGAGCGCAGAACGACTTGCGCCGCTTGGCCTTCTTTGAGCCGGGCTTCAGTTTGCTCGGCTTCGTCGTGACCGGAGGTTTGAGGTTGGCGCCCTCTTCGCGCTTGGCCTTAGCACGACCCTTGGCGTTGAGGCCGCCTTTACGGTGATGCTTGTTCGGGTTGTACCCGTGAAACGGCTTGGACTTCTTCTTGGCTTTGAGCACAGCCAGTGAGAGTTCCAGCGGCGAGCAGCAATCGCAGAAGGACACGTCGGACCAGTCCGTCTTCCCCACCACTTCTGCTTCCGTCAGCCATTCAATGTCGCTCATGCCATCACCGCCTTCAACATACGCCAAGCGAGGTCCATCGGCTCGCCCGTCTGAACATCATCGCCTCCGCCTTGTCGACGCAGGTAGCCTTCAATCATCATGTCCCGAATGTGAGGCGGCATGCTGTCGAAATTGACGGGGACCTCCATCCCCTTTGGAACAGGCGTCAAATCTTGGCCAGAGCCGGTGTTAAGCGGTCGGCTCATCTCCCTTTCCGGCGAACTTGGAGGATTAGCGACAATCTCCGTAGTCTGTGGCTCGAAATTGAACCGGGCGGGAAGGGTGTCTGCCAATTCTTTGGGATGCTTTCGCGACGGCATTTGCCCTCCTTCAGGAACAACGTGGATGGTGTGGCGATTGCCCGCACCAGTCCCACCAATACCCGCACCTACCGTCAGCAGACCAGCCTTCCCGTCTTTGTTGGCAGCAAATACGGGTGAAAAAATGTGAGAAGCGTCTCCTCGGTCCTTTGGATTCGACGTCACAAACATGTCGAACATCATACCGGGCGTAGTGTTCCCGTACTTTTTCGCGTTCGGTGCTGGGATGGGTGTGCGCAAGGCTTCTGGCAACTCTGGGTGATTGGAGAGCACGTCGTTGGCCATGAAAATGGCCACCTGCTCAGGCGTGAACTTCTCAAAGCCTTTCGGCATTTTCTGGTTTGGATGAAATCGCTGAGCCTTACGGTCTTCGTAGTGTTGCCGAGCATTGACGTGAGCATAGTCCGTGACGTGTTCCAGCGGTCCGGGGTTCTTGAGATGGTCCAGCATACGCTTTCGCAAGCCCTCGATGTACTCTGGCGAGTGGTCCTTCAGGAACGAGAAGTCCTTGAGCAACAGCCATGCCGTCTCAAGGGCATGGCTACCGCTCATGCTTCGCGCATGCTGACGCTGATGAAAAGGGTTGAGGTGGTCAACGGGCGGAGGTGAAGAACAACCGGCCCAGCCCAAACCGGATGAAACGCCCGAAGACCAGTTGCCGACGGAGGCTGACCCTACTTAAACTGCTCAGTCGTCAAAGGTGACGCCGTCGCATTCGGAACAGAGCCACGCCACGCCACGGAACACGTTGCCGACCTTGACGTAGAGTCGGCGGGTCGGGTGGTGCTCACAATGAGCACAGGGCTCGCTGCGTCGCTTACCCTTCACGTGATGCGCACAGCGCCCCGGTATTTAGGTGCTACCTCAAAGGTGAACACGCGGTCCTTCCTGCTTGAAGTTGGACTCGTAAGCACCCTGCGTCAGTTCAGCGGGCAACTTCTGCTGCACCGGCTGCTTGGGCTGGTTCATCTTAGGAAGAGGCTCAATCGTGAGCGGATTCGGTTTTGGCGCCTGTTGCGCCAACGCCTGAGCGAGTGGGCCTTCGGGGTCAACATTGGGGTTCAATGCCTCCTTGAGCACAATCCAAGCCGCATCAATCGGCAACACAGTCATCAACTCTGCTGGTCGGTCTTCGCCTGAGCAGCCTGCTGCGCACGGGTGAGGTCAAGTTGTCCCTGAGCCTGTTGCCGCGCAGCCTCACGCTTGGCTTCGTCCATCATCAACTGACGGATGCGGGCCAACGACTCTTCGCCGCCACGCTGGCCGCTGAACATCTCCATCGTGGCAGGGTCAGTTTCAGTGCCGAAGAACTGCTCCTTTTCGCCCGGCTGGAAGGACATGTTCTGCTTCTGCCGCGCAATCCGCTGCAAGATTCGGCCCATGTTGCCACCTTCGCTGATGGAACGCAACTTCTCGTTGCTCGGTCGCTCGTTGAGGGGGGTGACCGGCTCATCAAAGAGGTCCGCATCGGGGTCAGCAGGTGCATCAGGAACCATCTCGCGCGCCATCGCGGTGGGGTCAAAGTTCATGTTGATGCCGGGGTTGGCCTCCATGGCCATCGAAGCCAGCCTTTGAGCCAGCGACTCACGCTCTTCCTCTGGCGTAGGAGGAGCCTGCGCTTGGGGCTTCGGCGCTTGGCTGCCCTCGCGCGCAGCCTTGATTTCAGGCGTGACGAACGCTTCGGACAGTCCGCCCATCTTGGCACGCGCGGTCATGCCCTCTTCGTTTCCGAGTTTCGCGGCGCTACGACGCTGTCCGATGCGCTTCAAGCCGCCCTCTGGGATGGGCATACGCGCGAAGTCCTTGCGAGAACCGCTCCCTTCAACGGCGCCACCAGCGACGTTGCGCATCGGCGCGAAGATACCAGACTTGGCGCCACCCTGCACGTCCATACGGGTGCCGCGCTGAGCGCCAGTGAGCATGCGGCGGGAAGCGTCAGCCATGCTCTGCCGACCGAAGTATTGCTCACGCGGCGTGGCGAAGCCCTCTTCAGGCATCATTTCGTAGCCGGGCAATTCAGTCATGCCGTACCCCGTCGAATCGGGAGACACCGCCGCACCCATATCACGTCGCGTCGTCATCGTTGGAGAGCGCTCCAAAATCGGCGTCTGGTCACGGCCGATGCGTCGGTAGGGAGACATGTCGCCTTCCCGCATCGGGCCAGTGGGGATTTCCTCGCCCATGCCCTCGCTGTATTCGACGGGGACGCCCTGTGCATCATGGACAACGTCGCCACGAGCGCCCTGAGCGAGGCGGCGGTCAATCATCCCGCGAATAGCGGGAGGCATCGTGCCATAGAAGCCTTGATGCTCCGTGGTCGCCTTCTGAAGCAAGAGGGTCTCCCATGCTTGGTCAAAGGCGCTCATGCTATCGCGCACGCCGCTCCTGACCTTAAACTGTTTCACGAGGAGCCTACTCTTCTTCGGGACCGAGTGATGCGCACCAGTCGTAATAGCCGTTCGTTCCGGCAAACTGGTCTAACCAGTAGAACAGTTCACCGGGTTGAGTTTTTGCAGCGTTGGCGATGATGGTGCGCTCAAGCATCTCGTGCAGTTCTGCGACCATTCTGAAAAGCCAATCCTTCGTAATTTCTTCCTGCGCTTCAAGTTCTTCAGCCGTCAATTCGAGCATGCTGCTATACATGTTCATGATTTCAAACTGTTCTAATTCAAAGGTGTCGCTTGGTCCTGCAAGAACCAGCGCAGCAAAGCGCTTTGCTTCTTCCGCATTCTTCGTGTATTGCTCGGCGTCGTTGGCCATATCCCGGCGAACGGGATAGTAGTCATAAAGATGCTGAGTGATTCCGAGCGTGATAACTCAGATGCGCGCGTTTAGCAGTGCGTCTCGGCGACGTCCGGCGCAGGAAACTTCAGCCCGTGCGCCAACCGACGCGCGGCCTCCAGACCCCGCTTGTCGATGCCATGCTCAAAACCCCATGCGTCCAGATGGCGCACGAGGGTCTCCGTGGACAGGTTGGCCCCGCTGCCCTCGGCAAACGGACAACCGCCCAGCCCACCGATGCTGGTGTCGAATTGCTTGATTCCGGCAAGAAGGCCTGCGCGAACGAGCGAAATCGGGCGCGATTCGTCGCCACGATGGTGGAGATGGAGCGCTGCCTGCATGCCAGCCTCCTCGGCCTCCTCGGCCGCCATGAACACATCGTGGTGCGTCGCGCACCCCACGGTGTCGGCGAAAACCACGGTGTCGCCAAGCATACGCGCATCGCGAGTCATGAGTCGGAGGTGACGGCGCTCAAAAGACCCGCTGTCCGGGCTACCAAAGGCCATCGACACGTAGACGCGCACCTTGTCCTTGGGGTAGCCGTTGAGGAATTGGCGGTACATGAGCATCAGTTCGTGGTGGCGGCGACCCATGTTGTTCAGGCAAAACGACTCGCAGGGGCTGATGACCACGTTGATGCGCTCGGCCCCAGCCTTACGCGCCCGCTCAAAGCCACGGGCGTTGAGAACCAGCGCCGAGCCACGACCGCTGAAAACCTCCTCGGCGCCAGCCATCTGAGGCAGACGCTTGGGATGAACGAAGGAAACTTCCTCGACGTCCGTGAGTCCAGCGTTGTAGAGCGACTGAATTAGAGCCCTACGCTCCTCAATCGGCACCACGTGGTCCAGCGACTGCAACCCATCACGAGGCCCAACCTCGTAGATGGACACCCGCATGAACCGGCAGGAGGCGGTGCGGATTTAACACCTACTGCATCTGACCTTGACCATAGTACCTGCGGTAGTGTTCTTGTTCCTCAGGCGTCAAAGGAGTGCCGAGCGCTGTTTTGATGCCGATTCTGAAGCGCACGTCGTCCATTTCTTGCTGCGGTGAACCTACTGGTGGGTTTTCCGTGTATGCGTGCGGTCGGTCTACCCTTGAAATGCCACCTTCGGGAGTTAGAGCGGTGAAGCCCTGCGAATCGTCCATGACGTTGAGGTCCCCAAAATCATGGGCAGTAGTGCCAAAACCTCGTTCTTTGGGGTCGGCGCGACCTACTGCTTCTGTGTGGTCGTATAGATTACGGAACATGCGATTACGCATCGACATTACATTGGGGTCAATGGTTCCCTCGTTGTTAATCGTGAAACCGAGGCTATTGGGTGCGTCGGGGTGCGCTAACGCACTTGCCCCCGTTCCGTATTCCCTGCTCCACGCCTGCGATTCAGGGTCGGCTTTGAGCACGGACCAAGCCTGCTCCAGCGGCGACATCGTTTCTCGCAGGCGGGTAGAGGTTATGAAACCAGCGCCGCTCATTCCTCGCAATCAGATTCGAGGTAGGACTTGAGAACAGCCGCCACGCACTCAACGGCCGTAGTGCTGAGGGTCAGGTTTGTTTCAGCGCCCTCTGTGAGAAACGTGAGGTCGTGCATCCCCTCTTCGACGGACGGACCGATGCCGAAGGTGCCACGGAAGCCGGCGAAGGCTTTGACCGCGCAGTTGACGCACATGCCCTCAGTCGCGTCAAATGGGTCGTCGACGTAGTCGGGGTCGTAGTCGATGACGCTCTGGCACTCGGGGCACGCTGCGGTTTGGGTAGGAGCCATAGCGACGCTACTGGTTCACTGCCTAATAAAGGCGTAGGTACACCTAATTTTTTCTGCAATTTTTTTTTCTGGAGCGCCGTGTGGGGTTAAAGGAGCCTAAACTCCCCCCTAAACTGCATGCCTCCGGCTAAGCCGCAGTGCACGGTTTAGCCGCAGGCTAAACCGACGTGCCCCGTTTAGCACGCGCGGCGGCAGGGTGGCTCGCAGTGCCCCGACTAAACCGCAGTGCATCGGTTTCGTCGTCGTCGCGTAGGCGTCCCGCTGTGAGTCACAGCCGCACGGCTCGTTCTCGCGGGGCGGGCGTGAGCAAGCACCACAGCGGTTTAGCGGGCGCGCCCTCTGCCGGTCGCCGTCGTCGCAGCGCGTCGGGGGTGGCGGGGGCAGGCCCCTCGACCCCACGCATATGGTTGGGTCATGCACTCGCTTGAGCGTCCTTCACGCGCCTCAACTGGCCCCGCTAAACTCGCAGGGGGTAGGCCCGTGTAGGGGCGCAGTCATACGTTCAACGGCTTCCGGTTATAAAGGACCAACAAAGGGGGGTAAGCGTCGAACCTTCGACACCCACCCCCACCAAGCACCCCACCCCCACCCCACCCCCGCCCCGTGGCGGGGCGTGGGGTGGGTGGTTGAGGGTGTGTGGCTCAGCCGCAGTGCCCCGTTCTGGGGCTTCCGGTTATAAAGGACCAACAAAGGGGGGTCGGCGTCGAATCTTCGACAACAACACCCAACAGCGGAACACACGAAACACGAGGAATACGCATGACGAACGAAATGAACACAGACACGATTGACCGAGGAGCACCCTACGCGGTGCAGATGAACCCCGTGAACGCCTCCATGCAGGCGTTCATCCGCAGCGATGCGGCACGGGTGGAACTGCCCATCGAGAAGGACACGTTCCTGAGCAGCGGGCGCATCGAGTGGTCGAAGGACTACGCGCTCTCATCCATCACGCGCAGGCAGGTCTACACCGGCCTGAACAAGGCCGTGCAGAACGCCCGCGCTGACGGCGTTGGCGAATGCGGTCGCGACCTGCCCACCGTCAAGGACGACGTGACCGCGCTCACCGCGCTCCGCACCTCCTACACGGTCACCAAGGGCGCGAACGCTGGCAAGGTCGTCAGCCTGCTCTTCCACGGGCTTGCTGCACACCGCCGCGCCCTCAAGCGCGCTGCCGGTCGGGCCTCGCTCGAAGCCGCCGTGGCCGCAGGTGTGGCCTACATCGCCGAGGGCGTGGTGGACAAGGACGGGAAGCCGCGCTTCTTCGACAGCCGCGTCAAGGCCGCGAAGGCGTGGGTCCGTGCGAACCACCCCGACAAGGAGAACTGGTGGCAGGACAAGGAGTCCAAGGGCGTCTGGCTCATCAAGGGCGACGCCAAGGTGACCCTGCTCGCCACCGAGTGAGCGGGGCTCGCCCCCTCTCAAGCCCGCGTGTCGGGCTCGGCAGAGGGCGGGGGGCTGCGGCCCCCCGTTCCTCACCTACGACCCCGCAAGCGCACGCGGTGAAGTTGCGCTCCTGCTGGCGGGCAAGCCAGCACGACCGAGGCCGGTGGACGGCTTGTAGTCCTCGACCGCACGGGGTCCATACCGTGCAGCCCGAAGCGGGGCAGGTGAACAGCCTGCCCTTTCTGAAAGCGCGCCTGCTAACCGGCGCCGGAGGCTTCCCCCCGACCTGCCCCGCTTCACTTCACACTCACTGTTTGCACTGGCTCCGTAAGACCAACGGAGTTCGGCGGCACGCTACACCACGGCACGTTTGCTTCAGCGCCGTTGGTAATCCGCCCCTGCCTGAGCAGGAGCCAGTGCAAACACTTCACATTCAACAGGACACAGGAGGATAGAAACATGACTAACGGCAATACCGTGCCCCAGTGAGTGGGGCGCATGTAGAGACCGCATCTGCAGAGGAGAATGCCCTTCGACAAGGCATTCGAGTCGGTATAATGTCGAGCCTTGCCCTCGCAGGGCAGAGGCAGAGCAACGTGCGCGGGCTGGCCAGCCACGCCAGACCTCTGCCCTGCGAGGTGCTTGTGTTGCTTCCCGATTCCTCACAGAATCTGCCTGACGCCCAGAGCGCCACGCAACCTGACCTCCCACCCCACCTCGCACCCCTCACCATCCCATTCCATCTCGCCCCTTACGCATAAGGGACCGGCAGACTGCGCCCCAGTAGCGTAGTAGTAGTAGTAGTATATTCTAATTATTCTAATGTATATACTATACTCTCTCTCTCTCTCTCTCTCTCTCTCTCTCTAAGCACCATTGAATACATCGGAAACATCGGAGGAAACAAGCATGAGCGAATACGACGAACAAGACCAAGCCTACGCAGACCTACACGAATACACCTTGAGTCTGGAGCAACTGAGGGACTCGCTCCTCGAAGCCATCGAGGACATCGCTGACCTCATCCGCTACCAGATGCCCCTGCGCCACCAAGACAACTGGCTCGCTCGCATGATTGAAGCAGGCTACATCTTCTACGAGGAGGAATGAACATGCGATTGGCGCCCGAAGAATGCCACCCGATGCCAACCAACTATCCAGTGCGCGAAGGGCACTGCATTTTCTACACAGTCGAATACCAGCCCTCTGTTCCGTGCCACATGGTCATGGCTTCCCGCACTTGGCATGACCGTTTTGAGGCGTTCAGCGCGAAGACCGAAAAGACATGCCTCGCATGGATTCAACAGCAACTCATCCACATGCGCGACCTCAACATCCCTGCTCTCTTCGTCGAACAGGACACGTACTACGAAGGCATCGCATACCTCCGCGCCACCCCAACGAGCCGCCGCGCCAACCCAACGCGCTACCCGGTGGGCTACGCCACATGGGATTCAATCGACGGCTGGAACATCACGCTCCCGAACGAGGAGGAGGAATGAACATGACCACCAACTGCCCTTACTGTGATGCAGAGATGACCTGCCGTTATTCCGAAACGGACTACCTCGACTACAACGAAGAGGAGAAGGTGACCCGTCGGGACATCAGCCAACTGTGGAAGTGCTACGACTGCCCCGGCCCGAAGGAGGAGGATGAATGATTGGACCGCGAGCATGGGAAAACCTGTTCCTCTCAGTGGATTTCAGCACGAAGGATTTGACCATCAAGCGTGATGGTGTGCGCTACACCTACATCATCACGCCCGGCGACTGGGAACTCTTTGATTCTCACGAGGATTTCAAGGCGTGGGCCATGGCCGACGTGCAGGACAACGGCGGCGGCTACGCAGACAAGAAAGAAAAGGTGAACGCATGAACTATTACGAAGCATTGGAAACGAATTGGAACACACTCAAACGCGACACTGGGACGAGGCTCAGACCCGGCGCTGACCTGATGGAACTGGTCGAGCGTATGCACCGTGCATTGGAAGCGACTGGCCCTGTCGGTATGCGCATCCCCTTCATGCTCCAAGGACTGGAGTTCGAGGTGCGCACGGGCATGAGAATGTCTCGTCGCTCGGCATCCCAAGTCATCAAGAACGAGTGGCTCTTCAAGAAGGGCCTCTCGAAAGCACACTTGCTCGACGCCTTCGACACCCTCATCCAGTTCGCCACGTGGCTGCACACGGATGGCGTGGACCCTTCGGAACTCTACGAAATCTCAGGCGACTACGTGTGGTCTGAAGACCACGGTGGCTGGGTGAAGCCCGAGGAGATGAACGCATGAAGACGACCATCATTTACGAGAAGACCACGCGCACCTACCGCAAAGACAACTGGTCAGGCGAGGGCAATTGGTCACCACCGCTTGCCGAGCACGCCATCTTCACCGAGCCAGCCGCACTGGCTCGCCAAATCCGTGAAGTCCTCTACCTCCCTGACGTGGAGGAGTGGAACCACGACGGCCCCTACGACTGGTGCGTCGAGCCCTCATACGCAGAGGGTTGCATGTGGTTCGAGATGTTGAGCAATGCGAAGTCGTTCATCCGTGTCGTAGCCGAAGCCTATGACGCACCACTCGACAAGATGCTTAGCATCGGCGACTTTTATCCCTGCGAAGCAGAAGAATGGGGCGGCCTCTTCGATGAGCGTCCGACCGTGGCCTTCTCAAACAACGGCCATGTACCCAACATCTACTCTGACTTCGGAGGCGAACTGCAAGCCGAACTACAGCATGGGCTACCTAATGCCAAGAAGTGGTGGGACGACATGCTCACCATCGCAGGGGAGCAACTGCCTGCACGCTCCTTCGAGTTCCATGACTACGAGCACGAATACACAGAAACGCACCGCTTCTTG